TAAAAGCTCTTTGGTACAAAGCAAGGTCTTTTACTTTTGTACCAACAAGTTGTTCAGCGCTCTCCTTTGTAAGGAAAGTCACCATGTTTTAGTATAGAATGTGTTTATTTTTTAAGCCTCCTTTTTGATGTAATGAGGGCTGAGGTACTTCTGCAAGTTAAGGTAAGTAACCACAACGTCAGCGGGGGGTGCGAGGAGGTCACGGAGTGTATCGTCGAGGACGATTTGGCGACCGTTTTCGGGATGTTTGAGACCCTTTTCGGTGATGTACTTGTTAATGAATTTGGTCACCTCCGAGCGGGAGATGAGTTCTTCAGCGGGAAGACCGAGGAATGTGCGCAACTTAGGCGTCACATCTTGCTTGCGGTTGAAGCCGTTGTTGGCAGCACGAGCCTTAGCTTTTTCACCATCGGGGTCTTCCTGAATGTTCTTGACCTTGCGAATAAGCTTGGCCAGGTTCTTAACATCGGTGCGGAGGGCGGTAAGTTCGAGTTCGATGTTTTCAAGAGACATTATATATTTCTTACCTGCTTAATCTTTAAGTGTCTGAAGAAGTAGATAGTTGACATGGTCACAATCAGCCATACTAAAAAGACAAATCCACGATTACCTAATGTGACAAATGGTGGCCTGTCTATATAACGAAATGGTTGTCTAGATCCGTCATCAGGGCAACCACCCGCACAACAATCACTCGGACATGGTAGAACATTTGGTCCTTTTCTCGCACCACAGAATTGTTCCTTCTCACCTGTGTATGAATAGCACCGACATTCTTCGATAACGTTGCATACCATTTATTATATCACGATATAATAATGGATGATAAGATTTATTCGAAGGCTGCGATTGATAAATTTATGAATGAAAATTTATTTTTCAAGGATGCTAAATTAAAAAAATACTACGATCGAAACTTACAGAGGGACTTTGGTAAGTTCCGTGATCGGGTCAAAAATACTCATATCGATAAAGATTTTGAAAAGATCATGTACGTGTTTGTTACTGATTCCATTCGTGATATCATATTGGACACAATTGGGGATCTCACCAAGTTCTTGAGTTCCTCAGGTGATCTTATTGTGAGTGGTGGAGAGGCATTCAATTTATATGTCGATTTCAACTCTCGAATCGTCACGAGTGATATTGATGCAAAGTTTGTACCCAGGATTCCGATGAATGATAAATATTTCGGAAAACTACAAGCAGTCAAACTCCTACTATGGAACAAACTGGGGGAATTAGCTAAGCGTCTCAATTTGCGTATTAACAAGCGAATTAGGTCGATGCAAAAGACACACTCCAAGTTGTTCAAGTTTTTGGGGATTGGTTTCAAACAGAAAGGTCCTTTTGTTACACGGAGATATTCCCTGATTAAGAAAAAGAAGACTTCCAATAACAATCGACCTGGTAAGGGTGACATCTTCATCGATGTAGAACTTTTTGCACTCGATTTAAATATGCGACTTTTCTCACCAAAATCTAACAAGATTGAGGACTTCAATATGGGTGGGATTCTTGACATCCCTTTTATGCGCCCCAAGGAGTTTGGATATGAAGTGGCACTCACGAAAAAGAGGGGTATCACATACCGTAATGTAGACACTGGAAAATTGATAAATGATAAGCGTATACTTGTAGCGAGTAAGGAATTTCTTATTGAGGATATCTATTTGATGCAGAAACTCAATCTTCGCCCAGAGAAGAAGGAAAAGGATAGGCAGAGACTTGTCCGATTGGCGCAGCTTTTCGATAAACGCATCAAGGCGTCTAATTCCATGGATGACGTTTTCAAGAAGGTATCCCCCAAGATTATCACAAAGAAGAGAGTACCCACACAGCCAGTAAATATTTCCATAAGCAAAGCCATGAAAGTTGAGCCAGGGAAGTACAAAAACTTCACGACTAAACCATCGAGTGATAAACTGTCCAAACAAATCGTACATGGTCTCAAAACTGTAGTGAAAAACACCAATGTAGAGGGATACAAGAAATCTTCAGGAAACAAACGTTTTAACGTAAAGAATCTCAAGTGGAAGAATGTCACAAACGCAGCCTATGTGAAGAATGAATATTCACTACGCCCAGAAAATGCCAAAACACTCCCTAAGAATATGAACACCTCCAAAACACTCTATGGGTATAACCCCAGGAGAAACCAGTGGGTACCAAAAATGCTACTCAATAAGGCTGCGAATATCCCGTTTGTTGGGTTAAAGAAATGAAACCTAATATAGACATAAATGTTCTACAACGCTCCAGCCAAAGGTGAAGATGGCCTCTATTTCGTAAAGGCTCTCAACGACGAAAAGCGTAAGTGTTTTGTTCAACTAAACAAGGTGAAGGTTGCCGACGTCTCAGGCGAGATCGTGATTGATATCGTATCAGAGGCGAACACCAAGAAGGTTGAGGGTATCGATACTCAGAACCTGGAGGCGGCCCTCGAGAATTGTGAGACCTGGTTTGGTAAGAAGCTTTCAGAAGGTGTCGTCAAGGGTGCCTACACTTCAAACCTTGAGGGTGGTATGATGACATGCGATCGTCTCGAGGTCACCAAGGTATACAACGCGCAGCAGGAGCTCGTCGACTTTGAGACCCTTCAGCCAGGGAAAAACTGTAATGTCATTCTCGAATTTGCCGGACTTTGGTTCGCCAAGAAGGCATTTGGCCCAACCTGGAATATTGTCCAGGTCAAGGTTCATCCAGATCCTATCCTAGATGTATACCCAGACCAGTATGCATTTGTCTACGAGGAGGAAGAATAAAAAAATTTGTTAACAGTATATAAAAGATAATGAAGGGTCGTACACAGAACATCTTCATGTTGGTCGCCGTCGCTGCATTGATCTTCATCCTTTTTTCCATGAACAACAAGTCAAGCTACACCATCGTCGAGCGTGAATACACGCCTTTCGGCATGGCACCCTCTGCTGGCCCTTCGGCTGGCCCTTCGGCTGGCCCAGTAGACACTATATGTGGTGGTATGAACAAGGGTACCGGTCTCGCGTCCTCCCTGCTCCCTCGTGAGGTTGCCTCGGCGGAAGATTTCGGTCAGTTTGCCCCAGAGGACATCCTCAAGGGACAGAACTTCCTTGAACCCCGTAAGCAGATTGGTTTCCCCGAGACTGTCGGTGGTGCCCTCCGTAATGCTAACCAGCAGATCCGCAAGGACCCCCCCAACCCCAAGGCGCCATTCGTGTGGAACAACTCCACCATCGTCCCTGACCTCATGCAGCGTGGACTTTGCGCTTAAAGATTTAGTTCTAGTATTTAATAATAACCATGTCATCTGTTGCACCTGATCTCTCCGAGAATGTATCTAAACTGGTAGAGCTCACAAAACAATTAACCGAGGCGAAATCTGATATCAAGGTTCTCACTCAGGAGGAAAAACGTCTCAAGGAAAAGGTAAAAAAGCATATGGTCGAACAAGGTATCGATACGATTAACCTCAGGAAGGGTAAAATCAGCATACGTAAATCAGTCAGGAAGTCTGGTATGAGTAAAGATGCCATCAAGGAAGGTCTAATGACATTCTTTGGTGGAGACGAAACTAAGGTCGAAGGAGCCCTAAATGCCATCAAAGATGGACTTAAAACGAGAGAATCCACTTCAATCTCCCTAAGTGGTATAAAGGATAAGCCCGAAAAAGAAGATAAGTAACTAAACATGGTCTGGAGCCAATACGTATACGAAGCGAACAACGGCCTTGATGCCGATGTGAGTGACGACGATGAATTTAATGAATACACTCCTCTGAATATCGAAGACTGGGAAGTCGAATACTCAGAAGAATTACATGCGATGTGGAATACCATCAGGACACTCCTTTACGATGCACACATCGAACATTCAGGGGAATTCTGTGACTTTGTTGCGTTTTGTTACGAGGAACACGACCCTGACCGTGAACAAGGACGATGGTTTGATGAACATTTGTTCCATATATGGAAAAATATCAGGCGAATCATCAATACTAACGAACTACACGAGGAGATTATGCGGGGTGCCACATTTTATCATTTTACAGAGTTCATGGAAAAATATATAGACGTATATTAAATGCTCCCCGATATCACTTCCCAGAAAGTTGCCATACCCGCCGCTCTTTTTCTTGCGCTCAGCCCCGGTGTTCTCGTGACCACCGCGGGCAAGAACGTCAAGTTCATGAACCGCAAAACTGCTCCACCCGCCGTGTTCTTCCACGCGCTCGTGTTCTTT